CCTGTGCGAGTCTTTCCCCACCCCCTTCCTGCAAGGATCAGCCAAATATTATAATCCGTGGGCGGTGCGAGTTGTTTAGTTCTTGCTGTATCTAACCAATCGGCATAGAGGCTAAGAGCTTGTTTCTCGCTTTCGCTCTCCAAGTTTGTCAAGCAAGTTAAAAGCTGACTGGAAAGCTCTGCTATCTCTGACATTGGCATTGATGCTCATGTTGTCGGTGGATTCTCCCAAAGCTAACTTTGCGAGCTTTTGGGCTGATAATGCCGCGTTGCTTAACGCTAGAACCTGATGGCCGGATAAATCATCAAGGCATTTTAGCTGGTCGCTGACTGCCCCCATGATTGTTTCCGCTATTGTAATGCTCTGGCTATCTAGCTTCTTGCCATGCTGTACAAGACTGAGTTGCCTTTCCTCGTCCATCTTTTGAAGCAAACCATCTTGAAATAACTTTCTTTGATCCTTCCAGCCCTCATCCTTGGCATAACGGTAAAGGGTAGTTTTGGGAATTTGATGTTGTTGTACCAAATGCTCAATGGTTGGATATTTGCGCCGTCCTAGCTCATCATCTAAGCCCTGAACAAACTCAATTCGGATTTTTTCTTTCAATTCTTCGGTAAATCTCATGGTTTCTTTCCTAAATTTCCCAATTTTTCCCAAAAGATTCCCGCATCATCCAACCAAATATCACGTTGGTCAAGATGAATTACTTAACTTTTCTTAGACTGACTTCCTTAGATCGTTCTGTTTCCCACTTCGCTTCTGCTAATCTCACCATTTTTTTTGCTTTCTCTGCTACGATGTTGGCTGTCTGCACGTTGATATATCTATCTTTCCACTCTACTTGACTTCGTACCGCCGCTTCTGCCATGACTGCGCTGATCTTCTGTCCATCACATATTGCTTTTTTGCTTGCCGCTTCAAAGGCTTTGAACAGTCCATCATACTCTGCGGCGTCTAATGCTTTGTCTTCCCAAAGTTGGATTGCCTCTTCCCATTCCTGTATGCACCTATCCAGAGGACTAGATTCAGACATTGATGGTATCGCACCGGAAATTTCTTTCGCTCTTCTGATTTCTGATTCACTCATCAGTTAATGCAATTTCTACTTTGTTATCATCCAATACAGCCTGAGCCTTTTTTCTTAAAACTTGCGCCTCCCAAATAATATCGTCCATCCAATCAATAACCATTACAGGGTGTTGGCTCATGAATTCTTTATCCATTTCTAGTTTACATTCGCTATCACCGCCATAATAGTAGACAGTTCCCACCGGACGTTTTGCCAGTTCTTCAATTATTTCTTTGCTAATTTCTTCATCCATTTGTTCGCACCTTTTTGTTTGCTTCACTGTATTTTTTCCTGTGATCCCTCATTTGAATCGCAAATATATCTTTCACCACCTGATCGTTTATCTGCCCTGTTCCATAACGTAAAACACGCCATCCCAGAATAGTTGCGGCATTGTATTTCTGCATATCCTGAATATAGCCTCTTCCTCTGGTATGCCTTCCCTGCGTGAATAAACCGCCCTCCACTTCTATCGCTATTTTGTCTTTAGGAAACGCAAAATCAAAACGCCATTTTCTATCGGGATGGAACTTATATTCGGTTTCAAACTCGTATTCCTCCGACTTCAAAAGAAATTCCATTTCCATTTCACCGACTGATTTTTTCATACGCTGGCGGCATCCTCAAATCTAAACCTCTTAGAATTATACCAGAAAACCGCTTCCCCGATGTGTCCGTATAATCCCTGTTCTCTGATCTTCCTAGTTATCACCCTCATAGTGTCGGTTTCAAAATCCCTGTGAATCGTTATGACTGCATCAGCCTGATTTGACCAGTGAGCCGCGCCGGATATGTCATAAGCTGTCGGGGGCGCATAACCGCCGCTTTCCTGCTTGGGCATTTTCGTAGGATGTGCCACTACAAAGGTGGTCACATCCATCAACTTGGAAAACCGCTTACACTCACTTATGAAGTTCTTGATGTGTTCATCTTCCCTTTGTGATCCTCTTCGGCTTGCGTCCACCTCATTGTATGGGTCTATCACCAAACAATCGCAACCGAATTTCTTTATCGCTCCCCTAGCGGTATCCAAGATCCTTTGAATGTTAGGCGTGTGTTCTCTTGTTTCTATGAAGAAAAAATGATCATTTATAAAGTTCATGGCTAAAGTGAGATCATTTTCTGTCATTCTGCCATGGATATTCGGATCAAATGATTTCCCAGAATACATCATAGCAAGACGGCGTATGTGCATCTTTGTAGAATGTTCCGGCGAGAACATTGCAAACTTCCATTGATGATTCTTTGCCAGTTCAATCAAGCACTGATCCAGAAATGAAGACTTGCCGTGGTTTGGAATCCCGGTCCAAACATGAAAAGTCCCTCGCATGATTTTATAAATCTTATCAAGCGACTCATACCCAATTTCTACTGGCTTATCAAAGTTTCCGGCATAAAGATCAAAAACGTCATTCACATAAGCATAGGCGTTATACAAGCCATCCACTGGGTAAGCTCTAGCATTTTTTATTAGTTCGCTGAGTCTTAATCCACCATGCTTCAGCAATACGTCATTCGCATCCTTGCAATCTGCCGGAAGCCCCACACGCCAGCACTTATCCTTTCCAAACCTGTGTAATAATTCCGCTCTAAGATTTTTACCAGCGTCATCATTATCAACAAATAATATTATCTTGTCAGCTTTCAAAGGGTGGGTCTGCAAAGGAATAAATCTTTTGTCACCTTCTTTGTATTTCGCTTCTGCTGGTGCCCCATCGGGTAGCGTTGTGACGTTCATAAATCCCGCTTCTGCCACTGCTAAACAATCCATCTCACCCTCTACAAATATCACCTCTTTGGCGTCTTTGACGTTGCCGTAGTTGTAAAGGGATTTCTTGGGGTTCTTGGTCTGCCTGAATTGCTTATCCTTTGAGCGGTATTTGATATTATCGCATTTCTTATCATATCCGTTATATGGGAATCCTATCCATGTGCTGTCTTCCGAAAAGACATTAAATGCCTCATAAGTCTTTTTGCTGATGCCCCTGCTTTGAAAAAAATCTTGAAGAAATTTAGAGGTTGCCGGAATAAAACTAACTGGCTCCGGCATCTTTGGCTTTGGCCTATAGCCACTTGATTGTTTATCCACTACACCACCATCAAAACCACAATGATGGCAATGGAATAGAATCTTGTCATAACCCACTTCTACAGATAATGGATTATCTTTTGGGTTATGTTGAGGTTGGCATTGTGGGCATTTGGTTTTCTGTTGCCCTTCTCTAAGGTTTCGGGATGGGATCTTGTATTCATCGTATAGTTTATCCAGCAAGCTCATTTTTGTTTTTCCCTGTTTTAGTCTTTAGTATATCTTTAGTATTGGCGGTTACCAGTGACCTAACCCTCCGGTTGTCTGTAACCACCCCCCTCCGGTTATCAGTGACCACCCCTTGCGGCACTTTTAAAAAGTATCGGTTTGATGTTCCCAACCTGTGTTTGATGGTCAATAATCCGGCATCTTGCAACAGAGTAAGATTTCTCCTGATGCTTCTGTCGTTAATTTGACATATATCAGCCAAATGTCTTTCGGAAGGGTAACAGCTATGCTTCTCGTCTGCGTAATTCGCTAAAACAAAAAGCAAAAGTTTGCTGGTAGGGGTAGGACATTTTTGATTTTTCACCCATCCAAGTGCTTCAATACTCATGCTGTCCCAGGATCTAAGTCATTGTTTTTTAAAGGCTTTTTCATGTCTTTTTCATTCCTTGTATATTCAAAGTCCATCACCGTAACTTTTCCATCAGTGATTGATTGAAGCCTTTGAAGGTTAGTCCCTTTGGGTATCCTTTGGCCGCTGATCCACTTGTTGAGTGTGCCGATTGAGAAATGAAAGTCTCGCTGTTTGCAGAATTCTTGAAATCCTTTGTAAGTGATATTTTCCGACTTGAGAAATTGATTTAATTTCATGTTTTGCGCTTTGCTCCTTTTTCCATAGACCAAAGATATAATGAGATTCGTCAAAGGTTAGCTTGAATTTAATTTTTAAAGCCAAAACCTTTTGATCTTCACTAAAATCTTTAAGGTCATCTAAATAATCAAAATATTTGAACACCAAAAACCTCCGATATTTTAAGTTTCGTTTTGTTGACAATCAACCCTGTTTGGGCATATCATACCCAACTGGGGTTTTATTACAAACTTTATTTTAATCAGGAGAAAAAAATATGAAGCAAGCGAGCAACGATAGTTTTGCAGACCATGGCATTGACCATATTTCTGCAAGTCAAATTAACCAATTTATAATGAATCCTTGTAGATGGATTCTCAGAGTTAGCGGATACACTAATCCGAATGGCAACGCCCATATGTGGCGAGGGACAGCAGTTGACAACGCTGTAAGTTCAATGCTGATGGATGGCTTGTCCAAAGAAAAGGCGATGGATTTAGGAAAAAGCGTTTTTGAAACGAACGTGGCCTATGCAAAAAAAGTAGATCCTGAGAACATTGACTGGATGATTTTGCATGAAAATAGAGAAAAGCTGGAAAGATATTTGTCAGCCGCACTTGATTTTTTTGAGGGTAAAGGTAAGCCAAAATCAATACAGGAAAAGATTGAAGTCACTGATGAAAGCCTGTCAGTCCCTATCATCGGCTATCTTGATTTGAAATATGAAAGCACTATCCGCGACATAAAAACATCAGCGAAAAGACCAAATTTCGCGAAAATGCCCGACAATGTAAGCCGCCAAATGTCCGTCTATTGGAAAGCGACTGGTTTAATGCCTGTGGCTGATTACATTATTGTTCGTATGTCTGACGTTTTGACTGAAACATATCCTGTTTATGACATCAATGAACACTGGGCGGTCACTCTGAGGGCCGCCCAAACTATGCAAAGGGTTCTCAGCATAAGCACCGATATTCAAGAGGTCGCATCTTTTTTCATGCCTGACTTTTCAACGTGGGATTGGGACGAAAGAGAGATTGAAGAAGCAAAAAAACTTTGGGGGATTAAATAATGGAAGACAAATTATTAGCGGCAATCAAAGAATGTGAAGAACTGGACAAAAATCAAAAACAAAAAATAGGCAATAAATATTATGCGCTGGTCCACACCCGCGTTCAGATTTTCAGAAAGCACCTTGGTTCTGATGGTAAAATTGAAACGATTATTTTGGAGCAAGACGATCACAAGGTAATCGTTCAAGCGGTTATCTCAATCTGGCGAAACGACAACTGGGTTCAGATAGCGAACGATTTTGCGGAAGAGTACAGGGACCAAGGCATGGTCAACAAGACTTCTGCGCTTGAGAACTGCACCACCAGTTCAATAGGCCGCGCTCTTAGTGCTTGCGGTCTCACTGGTGGCGAGTATGCGTCTGCGTTTGAGGTAGACAATGCCATCAATTCCAAGCCGGAAGCAAAGCCCAAGAAGATCAAAAAGCCTGATACTTCTTGGAACTACACCGTAAGGATTGGCAAGGATGGCGATACTTTATTCACCTCAAAACTTCAAAAGTTCGTTGCTTGGTGCGGTCAGTATATCCAAGAACCCGAAAACGAATTGCACGTAAAGCATTTCCAAGGAACTCAACTTGAAATTGAAAAGGCTTTAAAAGATCACGAAATAAGCTCAGATCAAAAAGCTATATTGGAAGCGATTATGGATAAGTTCGGGGGTCAAAATGGAAATTAGCCAAAAGAAACTGGGCCTACTGGATTTTGTTTTTGCTGAAATGCGAAATTGTAAACCGTGGACGTTCTGGGAGCTTCAAGAAGCAATCAGAAACGATTTTGGGAACTTTTACGGCGAGCCAACGATTTCAGCGGCAATTCGTGAGCTTAGGAAACCCCATGCTAGAATCAAATACAATCTCCCCCAATCGGGGGAAGTTGTGTTGAAAGAAAGAAGGGTGAACGGCAAGGGGTACACTTATCGGCTTGCTCCTTCAGTTCTAAGCCATTGGAAAGAGTCTTAATATGCAAGTTGGATATATAGGCTTGTTGATCTTAGAAAACAGAAATTGGCTAGAAGATAATTTTATAAATTGGCCGATACACGAAAACGTATATTTTCACCATTGCACTGTCGCGTATAAACCTTCAGCGGAAAAAATTGAACAATACAAGCCAAAACTAGGCAAGGTGTTCCAATTAAACGTCAATGGCTTTGTATTAACAAATGAAATCGCTGTTTTGATGATTGACAATGTTAAGGGTCTTCCGATTGAAAATCGTCACCCTCATATCACCGTGAGTTGTGCGGAAGGCATAAAGCCTTTTTACAGCAATGAGGTGCTAGAAACAGTTACGCCTGTTGATATATCAGAGCAAAAATTTGTCCTTCATGGGGTTCTTTATTTCCATGAATGGAAAGAGGTGCGCACCGAACCACCGGATGCCAGTGAACGGTTCCCGAAACAAGGGTCTGTTTAGAAAAGGCATTGAGTCTGGTTGGCTCGTTACGTCAAACCGTGTAACGATCCGGTGGGGGTCAGTGAAAAAGGGGGGCGTTAGTCCCCCGAACTAAATATAAATAATTTAATAAAGGTGGTTTTTATGGAGTATGAGCAAAAAGAAGGACAAGGCGCATTGTGGAGCCAGCCAAGCGCAGAAGTTTTAGGCAAGGGGGAAGTATTGCTGGATGGGAAAAAGGTCTGGGTGTACGTCCTGCAAGAGTTTGACAGGGAAGGAAAGCCACGCTTTTCAATCTTGTCAGAAGCGGGGAGAATCTTTTTCAACCCACAAGAAGAAAAAAGAAACCCCAAGGGGCCGGATTTCGGCGGTTCAATCAAATCGGAAGGCATTGAATATCAAATGGCGATGTGGCAAAAAACAGCTTCAAATGGCAATTCTTTTTTGAGCGTAAATGCAGAAAGAAAAGAGGGTTTTAAACGCTAGGCATTTGGCTTGGGTCCGATCAAGGCCGTGTGCGGCTCTGTCGCTAAGTTGCAACGGCCCGATTCAAGCTCATCATCTTCTTAAACCTTGGGCTGGTGGCCGTGGTATGTCCTTAAAATCAGACGATAGAAACGTGATTCCTTTGTGTCAATATCATCATTCTCAGCTTCATACGAAGCATGGTTCTGAAAAATCCTTTTTTCACGTTCACGCCAGATCAGAAAACTTTGCGAAACTGGTGGCAAAAGAACTTTGGGAAAACTCCCCATTTAATAAATAATATTATTTAGTCGGTTATTATCTTCCACACAATAGAGATTAAATTCTAAAGTTTCATCATACCGATAATCGTCTTTCACTTTCTTTCCCGCTTCCATGCAATCTTCCAGAGTTGAATAGATTCCAAGTTCAGTTACAAACGCAAAAGTGAAGAGATAAAGTTTAAACATTCTTAATTGCCCTCTTCTGCAAAAACATAATCTTTTCTGATAACGCCCAAGGTTTCATCGCCTCTTGCATGGGATGAAATGAAAACTCTTGTTTTACCTACATTCGGGCCGCTACGAATTGGCCTTTTATAGTTCCTATAAAAACCTCTGACCATGTGCCGCCTTTGCTTAACGCCTGTCTTTCCGTTTTCAGATTCGCTTTTTAGCGTCACGTTGGGTTTTATTTCCAGCAAATGATATTCATAATGGGGATGTTTCTTCTGCTTCTTGGGAGAACGTGCCTCAACCTGTGCTGGTTTTTTGAAACCATGTTTGCTCTGGGTTGCTTGGCCCTCTTTTTTGAAATAGAGCATCTGGAAAAACTTATAAATTTTGACATGAAAATTTTGCAACATTCCAGAATTTCCCATTTCTTCCCCTGCCTTCAATATGTCCTCGCAAATAGGAACGAACTGTTTTCCAATGGGGATGAATTGAATATCCATAGAACGAAAGGTTCCCTCTTGTTCCTTTGGAATATACCCAAAAAAAGGCAAAAACCTGAAGGCCGAATATCCGGTTTTTGGATTTTCAATGAAAATTGCTATTTCTATTTGAGTGCTTAACAGAAGCAGATCCATCGGATTTCCCTGTTTTGCGAAAGGAGATAAAAGCTCATCTTTTTCATTTTTGTCAATCCAATTATTTCGGAAGAAAAATAAAGTGTGGGCGATTAAAATCTCCCCTTTATGCGGAACACCCGATTCATGATATTTGTCATCAAAAGGTTGGGCAAAATCTAAAAATACATTATCAAATGGAAGTGACATTGGTATTTCTTGATTCAATCCCAAAAGCTCCCTCCACTCCCAATCTTTCTCATCATCAACAGCACTCAATAATACTTCGTCTGTGAAAGATTTTTTATCTTGCGTATTACCCTCATGGTCTAGCAATATCTTGTTATAGTCGGGCTGGTGCATTTGAAACTTAAAACTCTTTCTCAACGATTCGGCACTTCCACCTATTAAATTACGCATCAAACGAATTAGCTCGTTGTTTAAAGTCTCCCCAGTTTCACCGATCCTCTGCAAATCTTCCTCATAGTCAGCATGGCCATGAAAAGGAAAAACATCTGACAGGCTTGCACTTGTTTGAATTTTGTTAGCTAGTGCCGTCCTAGAATTTAGCTTTTCCAGATTTTCCGCTACATCAAGCCATTGGTTATAGCCCTGACTGAATTTTTTAAAATGATCTTTCATTTTGGTTTTCCCCTTGAAAAAAAGGGGGGATCGCTCCCCCCTGATAATTAACCCGCAAGCCTTTCAAGTGCATCGGCTTTACCGTATGAGATTTTTTTTAAATAGCAATAATAATCAAAATCTCCATTGGCTCCTTCGGCTTCCATGTCCATCTGGAGAGCTTGCCGAAAGTCTTTAGCTCCAATTTCAACCAGTTTGGCAAAACACTTTTTAAGGAGAATCCAATTTTTTACCCGCCGAATACAGGACTGTCTGTACTGTTCTTCATATTGGTCGCAAAGCGCACTATGAACTTTTTTAAGTTCGTCTAAAGGAAGATCATCGTATAGCCCGCGTGGACGAGACCCCCAAACGTCTTTGTGAAGATCGCTGATAAAGGTGAGTAACTCTGCTTTTTGTTCCATTTCGTTTTCCATTTTGTTTTTCCTGTGTTGGTTTCCTAAGACCCTTGGGGTTTCGGCGGGGTAACCAGCCCCGCATCTCATCAGTTAGGTCTATTTATGGTTTATTTTCCATAAAGATTGATCCTTTCTCTTTCCAACCAATCTGAAATTGTCATGTTTTGTTCTTTTTCACTCATTGAGGCTAAATAAGCATCATGTTTGGGAGCTTGCTCAACCACACTGAATTTTCCAGTTTTTGAAAAAGAGATGATGTACTTTTTGCCATCTTTCAAAGATCGCAATCGTTTTAATTCTTTGTTTGCTTCGTGAATATTTTTAAAAGTCATTTTGTTTCCCTGTTTCGTTAATGTATGAGAAGGATTATCGGTGAAATAATATTATTAGTCAACCCCTTTTGGGTTAAATAATTAAAAAAAGTTAAAAAAAAGCCCTCTTTTTGAGGGCTTAATTAGGGGGAAGGAAGTCAAGCCGCCCTTCTCAGCGGCTTAAAGAACTTCCTGATGTTATCTTCTCGCGTTTTTTTGATTGAGACAATGTTTTCGGAGTAAGACTCTCCGGCTGGTGCATGAGTGGCCCAATGAGTACAAGCGTTGTATAAGGCCCATTCATTTTGCCCCAGTTCCCTTCGGTTAGCGTTCCACTGATTCCACAAGTGAACTAATGCTGGCTTGTCCAAAAATCTCTTGGTAGTCAAAGTTTCAGTCAAAGGCTCATCGGTGGGAAGGTCTTTCAAGTTATACCCAGCAACCGTCCAAAGTTGTCTGAACGCTTCTTTGTCTGTGATGCTGTTTTCTCGCCATTGTTTCCATCGCTCACCCTGAACGGTGAACTGCTTGATGCAATCGGAGATTTGCCAAGTTGCCTGTTCGTGATCTAACGACTTTGTGTGCCTCTTCTTGAAATGTGAAATCCAATCTATAGACACTTGACCATTCAAGCAAAGTTCTCTCAGTCCCCCCACAAAAGCGTTGAACGCCCAACTGCCATCCATGCTGTCGTAAATTCCAATCTGAGCTTGGGTACGGTCACCGTTGCCCATGTCAATGACGAGGGAAGGAATGGTATAAACAGCTTTCATACGCGCACCATCGTGAGAAAAACTGATGTCTCGCTTGAGACCATCCAAGTCAATTTCGGAGTAAAGCAAGGCTTGTTCAATAGCATTTACGCCAACGTCATATTGAGCCAGTTCAAAGTTTTTGAAATCCTGCTTGACTACGTTCACCACGTTTCCAGATTTCTCGTTGAAAATCACGGTGCGGTCTGAGGACTCCAGCCCTTTTATTATGCCGTTGTCTTTCTTCTGAAATTGCAATGGCGAAATCCCAAAGGTTGGAAGATTCGTTGGGCCAAGTTTGTTGATGGCTGATTGATTGTTGAAGTAAGGGTTGTTAAGAATTTTTACTGACATTTTGTTTTCCTGTTTTTTGAATGTCCAGAAATAATATTATCTAATGATTTTAATTGCAACCCCTTCTGGGATTATTTTTCAATTATTTTTTAAATGTCTGCCCTACCTGACCATCGCCATCTTCTGATTCAATGTTTTTTTCCACGATTGCTCTTGATTGAAACCCAAACCCCAATCGCAACTCCGGCGGGAAGCACCAGAGATGGTACTGATTCGCGGTGTTGACTAAATTGCTTTCTTTAGGATAGACCTCCACCGCATCCACTTCTTGTCCCACCAGTTCGTTTTTGATCGCTTGGAAATCTGCCCAAGACTTACATGGCCGCTTGTCTTTCCTCTTGATACTTAAGTGAGTTATCTTGTTTTTAAATTCGCCTTCTGCGAGATCCGTTTGCCGATCTACAAAAACCATGTAGATTGAATTGGCATAAACTTCCAACGTCTCGTTGCGTTTTTCTTCTCTGAAAAAACTTTCTTTGATTTGCTCCAGCGTGAAGTTAACGTTGGTCTTTGAGTCGTTGAAGAATTTAATTGCTTGCGCTTCAACCGCTTCTTTTTTTCGGGGAGCAAGGGAAACTCGTTTGAGCTTCCCCCCTTTTAGTTGACTCATAGTTGAAACTCCTTCCAGTCTACTCCTTTGCCAGTCAGAGAGAGTTTCAGCGGAGATCCGCAAGCGGCTTTGCGTCCCTTAGCCCACTTCCTGCCGATTGACGTTAGGTAACCCATGCGCCATCCATTGTCCCAGTAGGTGACGCAAGTGTGACCACGCCGTTTGATCTGTTTACTCGTTAAAATGTGTTTGCTTCTTTTCATTTTGTTTTCCTTTATTTTTCTAACCAACCCCGATTGTACAGGAGTTCTTTCTTAAAGTCAAACCCCTTGAGGGTTGACACCTTTTTAAAACTTCGCTATTCTTCCCAAACAATTTGAAACAGGAAAAAAAAATGAACACAAAAAACATAATCACAATTTCAATCATTCTTCTTATCTTGGGGATTGTTGGAAACATGGATTTCCAAGATGAGTTAAATGAAGAGCGAATTTACCGCGACAATTTTTGTCAAGGAGTTCACCCCGATTATAAAAATCTGAATCCAGATTGCGGGGGTGCGCAATGAACATGGAAGGATTGTTTGATTTGAAAATCGCGGAAATTGCGTTTCAAGAAATGTTGAAAGATTGGGGAATATCTGAGGACGATTGTTTGGATCTTCTCTCATCAAAATGGCAAACTAGCGAAAAAGAGTTGGGGTTTGATTTGGCAAATGAAGCCTTGGCAAAAAGATACGGCGTTTGTTGGTTGCTCCGGCGGGAAGTGGTTTGGCAAAAACTTGATGAAAAATTTTTGAGCAAGCATTGGTGTCACACTGATGAAATTTGGTTCGCTGAAAATTCAATGGGTGATCCGATTGGGTCAAAGAGTAGATGCCCCGAATGTGTAGATGCCAAAGAAAGACTCAACAAAATAGCAGGATTCTTGAAACACTAAATCATCGTGCGGAGATTTCAAACTTCGCCCTGAGAGGTTGCCGTCAACCTTGCGATGGAAATGGCGGCACTTTCTCGCTAGAATTCTAATTTTCCAATCAAGGCGAACAGCATGGAAGATGAAGAAGTACGTCAATTTGTCAGACAGCTTGTTAGTTCAATCAGTGAAATTCAGATTGAGCTAAGAAACATTAGACTTTCTTTAGAAAAAATTAACGACTCAATTTCTGAGGGATTTTATCTTGATTGGGAAGAGGAAGAATGATATTTTTAAAAACGCACGAATCTCCTATTTAGTGCAATCATGGATGTCACCTTATATGTGCCCCCCTTCTGGGGGGCTTTCTTTTTCAAAGGCATATTTGATGTTAAGTCCGGCCAAAGCGCATAACCTGTTCTTTTCGTCCATGCCCCTGTGGGATAACCCCAGAGTGCCGTCTGTCCCTTCATTGATAAGCTCTTCTGCTTTTGCCTGATCCTTGATCCAATCGGGTAGCTTTTCTCCGGCCATGACAGCGAGCAAGGTGGCGAGGCGTTTGGATTGGGTTTTGCTTAAAGCCATTATTCTGAGAGAGCCGCCATTCTTGAACTAAGTCTTTTTGAGCGATTCGGCGTTTGCCTAGCCCACTTGGAATCAAGCATCTCTTCGCTTGCTCCCAGATAATCCTTATCTTCAATGCACTTCTTCATGGCTTTAAACTTACTGACACCGCCAGTCCCCATTTGAAAAACCATGTTGATTAAAATGTGCTGAAGCTCATCGGTGAATTCATCAAAGTCATCATAAATGTGTCTGCACCCTTCAATGGCGGTCATGATATCTTTTTCAAATAATTCTTCACATCGTTCTTCTGTGATGGTGTGAAACGAAGGGGCATCCCTGTCAGAGTCGTAGGCAAGCCAAGTGCTTTCTGGGTCGCTTTCCAAGAGTTTGTGCCCTATGCCTATCGTCAGATGATTTTGGCTACACAAATAAGGGGATAACCTCTTGCCTTCATCTGATGCAATCTCTTGATATAAAATTTTTAAATTCATCTTCCATATTTTCCGATTAAGTAACCAACAATAAAAACTAAAGCTAATTCAATCATCTGATGATCCAGGATCTAAGTCATTGTTTTTAAACAAGTTTTTATATTATTTTCCGTTTCGCTTCTGATATGAATCTGCCCCAAAGTACACACTAACGATGCCCCCAATCGTGAGGAAAAAAATTGAAGACATGGCACTGAGGTGTTTTCCACTATCTTCCAAGCCAAAAACAGAGCTTATCATCAGCAAGAGCGGGAACACCATCAACGAGAAAAGCGAATACCAAACCATCTTCAGTTTAGAATCTTCTTTCTGATCCTGATTTCTTAGAAGCTCCAATCGGATAGCTCTTTCAGACTCCTCGTATTCTTTCTGCGAAATAATATTGTCTCCGTTGGTGTCCATCTTAGAAAGTTCACTGTTTGGCTCTACCGTTTTATTTTCCATTTTTTCGCGCCTCAAGCTCTTTTATGTAACTCATGTTCTGATAGTGGATCATCAAATGATCTTTTATAAATGAAGTTGGCTGACCAAATCTTTTGTTTGGTTTATGCCTTCGCATGAGCGGGGGAAGTAGAGGCACAATGTCTCTGCCGTGTCGGTACATTGTGACAGCGGTGTTGTCTAGTATTTTTAATCTTCCGCATCTTGGCGCACCAAAGGTCACAATTTCGCTGGGGTAGAATTCATCTCGCACCATTAAAGCCCCAACGATCAACGCACACGCACCGCCTAAGCTGTGACCAGTTAAAATCATATCTTCCGGCTTGATCCCGCGAGTCCAACACTCAGACATTACCTTAGTGATTAATCGCTTGCTGGCTTTTAAAAATCCTGCTGGACACCATCCAAGCTCTTTCGTCCAGAGGGGAAAGATTCGCAAATCTCTCACGGCGTCCATCGGCTCATCAGTTCCGCGAAAAGCAATCACATTTCTATCAATAAAGACTTCAATGTTTGCTTCTTCAAACGTAGTGTCAAAATAAGCCCGATGGCAAATATCACTTATTTCCTGATGACTGATCTTCTTCTTTTTCAGAGTTTAACTCCTTGTAATAATTTACGATGGAAAGCACTTGTTTGATGTAGCGTTTAATCTCTGCCATGTTCAGCGAAAGGTTTTCATAACCTGTCGGGCTAACGCCATAATAAACATTTGTGGGGGCTTCGCCTTTTTCCAGATCATCCAAATATTCATCCATCACCGCCGGAGTAAGAACCTTCCACTCTACAGGCTTCGTCCTGACCTTTGATGGTAAAGGCGGGTGGTAAACTGCCTGTTTCTTTTGGATTTGCACCACCTCCACAGGCTTGACCTCTGGGATGAAGTTGCCAAGACTTGAGCAACCGCTAAGGACTAGGCTTGCTATCAGTAAGAATCTCAAATTCATTTAGAACCCCTTTAGTTCCTTTGTTAATGATGTTTTCTATTAACTTCGGTTTTCTTAAACTGAGCAAATTCATATCATGCTTTTGGAATTTATCTTTTAAGTTTTGGACTTGCTCCCTTGCCTCTTCGTTTTGTTCCTGCAATACGTTGATTTTCTCAAATGCGATTTTCTTCTCTTCCTCTGCCGCTATTACTTGATCGTTTAACCCTTTAATGCTGTTTTCCAAAAGCACTTGATTATCTGCCGCCTGTCTGAGTTGCAATGCTATCGCCTCTTTTTCTGCCTCCGATTTATCATAATATAGTTTGAAAGCCCCGCCAGTGATGGCTAGAGCCAAACCAAGACCACCTGTCAGATACCACATAATTTTATGTCCTTCCGTTTCATGTGGAACTTGGTGGAGTCGGAAACGTGACTTGAGATATTTCCACGATATCTGTGCCAATCGTTGCCGGAAAATCTCTGATACTTTGTCGGTAATTTTTCCACGAATCCAGCTTTTCAGAAATATAATTTGGCGCATCTGGTAGCATCCATTTGTCGCTGTCTTGAAGAATCATCCGGCATTGTTCGCGAACCTCTAGCATAAGTCTTGCGTGTTTCTCAGAATCAGATAATTCGGGTTGTTGTAGCTTGCCATCTTTCACATAAGATGGTCGGGTGAAGTCTATCTCTACATCATCAGCAATTTCTAAATGATTTTCGTAGAGAGTTTTTAAATTAGCTATTGAAGTGGGATCACCTGAATAAACATTTAAAACCAACCCATCATCGTCAAAAACTGCTAGTCTCATCTTTGCCTCGCAATAGCGTTCATGGAGCCTGTGCCGCGCCGATAACTAATAGATGTGTCACTTCCACCTGCTACCCAAGTAATATAGTAGTAGTATGTTTGTGCGCTTGATGTGTTTGTAAATGTGGCGGCGGTTGAAAGTGAAACCGAAAAACCTGCCGTCACCGATGTGGACTGTGCGTTTGTGACGCTTGTTGATCCAATTAGAGTTCCTACGCTTTTGGCCGTGGTGCTTTGGTGAATTCCGATCCGCACTGTCCCTTGAGGGCTTCCTGTGTTCGCCAAAAAATTTAGATTAGCTTCAACATAAGTCACGGTTGGCCTCAATGAAGCATCCGCGCTTGTCGTTACGGTCAACGCTGGGCTGGCGATATATTGTTGCGTATCCGTCCGATGGGTGGTATTTACGCTTGAATCTGCCGATACTGATGACCCAACAGCCCAAGTTGCCGCGTTATTGCCTAACTGTGTGGCCGAAACCCCCGCCTGTCTGATGATCAAACTTTGATTCCCTGCCGATCCTGTTGTATCTAGTGTCACGCCGTCAATGCTTATGTAATCGGCTTTTAAAGATCCTGCGGAAATATCATTCGCTGATATCACGCCAAACACACCGCTGGCAGAACTCAATGAGCCAGCGACTATCTTAGTGGCTCCAAGCGTGCCATTTACCACTTGATCTCCTGTAAATACCTCCGTGATTTCTGCAAAGGAGCCACCGCCCCCACCAGAATTTGCCGATCCATATTTATATGATTTGCTCACCTTTGGATTGGCGCTTGTATTCTGCACAATGACGAAATCCTCATCCATCGGCAATCTACCAAAAGCCGTATTAAATGCTGAATCACTTGGAGCGTTGGTATTCCCAGCAACATCCAGATGGAAGAATCCCGCAACCGGAAAATCAATAACAGAGCTATTGACACCTGTAAAGGCTCCTGACACCTGTGAGGAAAGGGCTGATTCTTGCCCTGTATGGGTAACCCCTCGCACTTTGTAATAATAAGTAGTTCCAGCCGTGAGGCCGTTTGTATCTCCTCGCGTAATGACCATCTTTTTATTTGGCTCACCTGTCAGCGTAGCGACAACCAAAGATTCGCTTGGGCTTGCGCCGATGGAGCTTGATGATTCGTAAACTTTGATGCTTCTCAGGTTGGTGTTTGAAGGGTTCGTCCAAGAGATGCTCAAAGCCAAAGGTTTGTTGTTCACCACCGCCAAGCCGGACGGTGCGTTGAACGTGTCAGTGTGGCTTGGTGTTATGGTTGCTTCGGAGCTAAATGCTGAAACAATCCCCCCTTTCCCTCTATGCCGCACCCTGAAAACATACGCCTGATTGTTTGTTAAATCAGCCACAACGAGATTTGATTGCCCCTTTCCCGCAATACCAGCGGAAAGATAAGTCCCTCCAGAGAGCTTGTACTGCACCTCTGTGCCTGTAATATCGTCCGAATTAGCGTTTGTCCAGTTCACCGTGATGTTGATCTTGACTGTTGGCCCATCAACCACGCTGGCAACTGAGGGAGTGCCGATAGTTGGCGCGGTTATTGTCATGACCCCTGTGGTTCTTTCGTTCCCTTCCGTTATTGGCGTTGTATAATCTGATGTAGCAAAACTGAAAACTGAAGACGCTGTTTCCCTAAGCGATAAACTGACCGTTGCCAAGGCTCCTGATCCATCATCTGCGGCATCAAGCTCCAAACGCATATCTTCAATTTGAAAGATTTTAGAACTGAAACCAAGGCGTGAGTTTGTCACATAAATCCAATCGTTTGGCTGACATTGAATGTATTTGATGGGAACCCTAACGGCCACTCTAGTAGTTTGTCGCTGATCTAAAAGCTGGATCTTTTGAATTCGTTGCGCGGTGTCAGTGTCCGTTGTAAACCCTAGAGAGATTTCCATTTCCTTGGCAAAATTTGGGCTTCCTGCGCCGCCTACCCTGTCGCCCACTGGGGTATCTTCTAACAGCATACTAGCAGATTTAAAAACTGGTGTTTCTGTAGCGACAAATTTTTGGCCGCTATCTGGGAATATAGCCTTGATTTGATTGTACATATCACCGCCACGTTTCTTAGTGACAATCTCAAACGGTCCTAGCGCATCGGCATCTGTGATTGTTAGCTCTGGTGTTTGCGCCGCCCCTGCAAATACTTGAAAAGATCCGTTAACAAATCCTACCTTTCCACACATAGAACCGACAATTCCTTGAATCACTGATTCGCCTGTAGCTTGCATATTTGTGAAACCGTTACAGGTGTATCGGGTTTGTTGGGTTGAGCCATCGCCTAGTGTCACTTGTTGATCGCAGATATTCGCCGCCGCTGATATGCCTCCGGCGTTTGTACTGGTGTTTACTTCATCAGATTTTGCTTTCAGACCGTAAGTGGTATCCGTTAAATAATCATGTAAACAAAGAGCCGGATTACTCCTTTGAGCGTCTGTCGTTGCCGCCGCATTTGTGCGGGGATCAAAAACATTCTTCCCTTTCATCAAAAAAGAAATCTTGGGCATTGAAAAGTTTTTTTCTGAATCTATCGCGCATTGAAAATAAAAATAAGCGCAATTCGTATATTTATGGGTGTTTGGAATTGCGGTGGTGCCTAGCTGATTTTGAGCCAATCCATCACAAGCGGTCTGTGTGCCATCGTGAAATGTAAATCTCACTAAATAACCAGATGATCCGCTGTAAGTGAAAGTGCTTTTATTCTCGCCTGTTAAGTCTCTCAAATCGTTTTGAGTGGCGTAAAAAACTGTTTCGCCTTGTTCTGTTTGGGTTGCGGTGGTCAGTTCTAGGTCATTATAAAAAACCTTCTCAAACCCCTCTACCGGATGCCCTGATACAACGATAATTAGATTTAAAAAAGCCCCATCGTTGCCTGTAGTTTCAACGTGTGCGAATGTCCCGCCCACCCTGCATTTACCATAAATGATTTGTCTCGCAACGGCGGTTCCGGCCCCTGAAACTTTGGTTCCCATATTTCCAAGTGATCCATCCAGCCCAGAACCCATCTTTGGTGATAATAAAGAGGTAACTAAAGCCCCAGCCCCCGCTATTGCTAAGGCTCCGTAAAAAGATGGTGAAAGTAACAATCCAGAGAACCCGCCAAAAAGACCTCCCGCCCCTATCGGCGCTGTAGACAATATGGTGCTGGTTCCTAAAAACGTGCCGCCAAACGCTTGAACTACCGCCCCAGCCGTCACCAGAACTAAAGCCGTGACAACGACTGCTGTTAGAACTGCCTTAATGATCTTGCCCATTTAGGGAATCCTCCAAGCGGCTTCAATGGTGCTTGGTAAGCTGAAAGCATAGCCGCCATCTGTGGGCGACATCACCCTTACCCCATCCGATATCCCTGCCACTGGTTTGTTATCATTCATTACAACAACCAGATCGCCTGTCGTGACGTACTGTGGTTCAACTGGAACCATGCCAGCCGCAAGCGCGGCTTTTTCAAGAGCTTTGTCCAAAGTGCCGCCGTAATCTTTGATTGCTTTGTAGGCGGTTTTTTCGTCTTTCCATTTTAAAGTTTTGGGGATCACATTCTTTCCGCTTATTACCTTTAGACAAGCGTTTGCGAAAATACAACAATCCCATGTGCCCCATTCAAAGTCACGCTCGCGGTTCTCTTTTAAGAACTCCGCCAATTTTATTTCCCAATCTGGAAGCCTTTTCATCAGAAAGGTACTTGCGGGATGATTTCGTCAATGCTTGGAATAGCTGGGGTTTGTCCTTCCATCAAGCCTAACCCTGATCTTTCCTTGCCCCACAAGATTTCAGCGGTCTGAATTCTTTCCATGCGGTTGAATCCTGTATCAGTAGGATCAATCAACTTCTGCGATTCTTTTAAGTACCTCAGATTACAAGGCCGCTTCAAATCCACCAATCGGTTTTCACAATTTACTGTTATGGTGTTCGCTCCTTGTGGTTCTTCGGTGATCTGCATACTCGTCATGCGTCCTTTGAAAGAAGTCATGACGGCACCAGCGTTTTCACCACCGCCATCTAAAAAACCAGTAAAAACAGTAATTGGGCGATTGTGATAATCGTTTGTTAAAGAATGAGAGAGAATTGATGGGTCTAAGCCTGACAGCCCAATAGTAAGGCCAGCGGATTTTAATTCTGCGGTATCCTCAAAGGCCGACATGGATAAAAGAGTTCCAACCCCTTGGTAAGTGTTGCCATCAAAAACAACGTCCCCAGCGGTCGTATTTACCCTGAGAACGTCATTATCAAATTCAGCTTGAACCGCGAAAAACATAAAAGAATGTTTCTCTGCGTTTAATCTCGCCTCCGCGACTGTTTTATTTACTATATCCGAATCAGAATCAAACCGCGTAGCCATTTAGATTACCTCTGCACAACTGAACGCCAATGTGTAAAGAGAGTTTCTATCTGTGTCCCAACCAACTGAATTTCCAATCAAACGAAATCTGCTTTCATTCGCTCCGTTCTTAAATCCCGCGTAAAACCCATCCGCAAAATTGAATCTAAGTTTTGGTTCAATGGATACAGAGAAATGATTATTTCCACCGCCGACAACTGTTTCAGTAGCGTTTTCGGTACACATCACTAACTGTTTCGGTGTTGCGGTGGTCAGTGAAGCTCCGTCATACAAAGCTAAGTAATCGCCCCTTTTCAATAAGCCAGCAGATGTTCCATCAGATGACTCAAGAGAAAGAGCCGTTGCACCTTTGACGTTCACCTTTACCGAACAGCCTGATGTACTTGTTTCCGAAACTAAATCCCTGTCTACCACCGCCACTGTTTGAGAGTTTGAAGCGTTCTGAACAATTTTAAACGTGCCATTGTTGTCATCATTCACTGCCCCAGAGACAAAAAAGAAATCGCCTGTGACTGCGGAAAAAGCATTGTTGTTTGATGTGATGGTATTGCCAGAAAAACTTAATGTGAGGCTAGATGCGTCCATCCTTGGGTCAGCTATAAAGTAATCGGCTGAATAAATACCCTCACCTGTGGCGGCTCTGTTTTTTGAGGGGTCCCGCCCATCTGGATCAACAAATTTAAAAAAGTTAGTCGGCCCCTGCATTTTGGTAAGGAAAGAAAGCCACTCTGTCGCCTCTGGGCGTTTCAATGGCGGGAGTGATACCTCTGCTACCCACCCAGCGTAATCAAACTCCTGAGTCCTCGTTTGGCCTGTAAAAGGAGACGCTACAGCACCAATCGCCCTATCAAGCTGGAAAGCTGACCTTACAAAATTAGGGCTTGATGGCATGGTAATTTCTCGCATTTATCCCCCTAATAATCCACGGCGATATGTGCCGCCCCTTGATGCCGCCTCTAATACAGATGCCTTCGTTACGTCTGAAATCGTAGGCAACATCTTCATAACCTCCTGTCTTACCGTAGGAACCACGCCTGTGCTAAAGTTAAGGTTTTGGTTGATGACTATTCCATCGCCGCCCATAGCCATCCGGCTTGAATGATTGTTCATAATTCTACCGCCAGTATTGGGTATAAAAAGCTCTGGCCCTCTTTCTCCTACTAACATCGGGCCACTTCCTCTTCCCCCTGTGGCTCTTTTGGGCATCCCTGTAAAGGGGAAATTCTGGGGTGAGAACCCTGCATTTACAGATCCACCGCTGGCATCACCCCCACCACCGAATAAAGAAATTTCTGGAAGTTGGGTGAAACCTGTTACATTGCCAAAAATAGAGTTCAATATTTTATTAACAATAGCCATTTGCAAGAAAGTTGAAATAATTTGGGCTACGATGTTTTTAGCAAAATTTTTGAAAGCGTCCAAAGCATTTTGCCCATCCATCAAAGCGGTTACAAAAGTCGTTGTGAACTGTTGAGATTGTTGCGCTATAGAGTTGGTCATGTCTCCGATTTCTTCCGTGGCTGTTTTAACTTTTTCTCCCAAATCGTCATTGCCCTTACCAGCGGCGTTCATTCCTTCCAGCATATTTTTTAAAGCCTCATCTAGCTCTTGCTGGTTTTTAGTATTCTCTTGCGTAACTAAGGACAATTTTTCAAATATAGTAGAGATGCCTGTTACTTTCAGAGCTTCATCCACAAAGCCAGCAATCTTTTCTTCTGCGCCTTCTATGCTTTTTGCCGCCAAACCAGCCGCGACTGCTAATCCTGCAAAAATTACATTCTTTTTCGTCACTTTGTTCAAAATAGCTATTGCCGCCCCTGCACCGCCCACGGCTCTAGCCATGTTCACAAAAGCCTTTCCGGTTGAAAGAGCCAATGAACCTAACTGTAAAGCCGCAAAAGTTCCTGCCGCTATACTTAAACTATTCAAATTAGCCCTTGCGATTGCTACCGCTTGCCCTAAAACATTGAAAGCAGTTGCCAACGCACCGCCAGCCAATGAAGCTAATGGTGTGAGAGACTTAACCAAAGAAATCAAGCTACGGTTGACTCCAACAATTACTTGATTCAAACCGCTGTCACCAATAGCTTTTGATGTTTCTGCTAACGCATCCTTTAAATTAGAAAAAGAACCCGATACAGTTTTTGAAGTTTCTTCCAATGCGGTAGGAAATTTCTCGCTTCCGATTTTCCGAATGAAATCAATTATTGATTGTCCATCTCGTTCTATCAGTTGGGTATTGTTTTGGAAAGTAACCGCTAATTTGTCGCCTTCCACTTTTGCGATAATACCGAACTGTTTGAGCATTTCCATTTCGCCAGTGGTGGCGTTGAACGCCGCTTGGGAAATCTGCGTTATGTCTTTTCCGAACGCCGCCGCTACATTACCAAAATCCTGTAAAACATCGGTGGTCGGTGTGATTCCAGCATTTAATAAGGTTGTAAATGCGCTTGATACGTTTTCAAGCTGGAAAGTTGTCCCTGCTGTAAAAGCTCTGATTACATCAAAAGACGCTCCTGCCGCCTCTGCGGAGCCTGTAATAGCCCTTAGAGATGCCTCAAGGGTTTCAAACTTTGCCGCTGTAGAAACTACGTTTGCGCCTATCGCACCGATACCAACTGCGGCAAGAACACCGCCAAGCCTTTTGAACGATAAAATGGACGTATTTGTGCGCTTGTCAAGAGCCGCCATACTCCCCTGAACAGTGGCAAGCCCTTTTTGAAGCTGTCGGGTGTCGGCCCTTATTTGAACGATTAATTCGTCAACGGTTGCCATCAGTCGGGATATAGCTCCATCAAGTCTTTTAGCTCATTTCTGGTCATGGGTTGCTTTTGTTCCTGTCCGTTAAACTCCATGAACCCTTCAATCACTATGTAAATTTCCTGTGGTGACATATCCCAAAATGTTTTTGGATCAAGCCCAATCATTCCCACACAAATGGCATAAAATCTACGCCAAGGGAGTGTCTTTTCTTTTATGTCACCGCTAGGTCTTTTTTTTCGTTTGAACCTGTATCTGTCAAAACAGACGCAAGCAACTCAGCAATCACGCGACAAACTTCCGTGAAAGGGTTCTCCGAAATTATTTTTTTAATTCCAGAGTCATCTATGTCCTTACCACCACCGCGTAATGCGGCTTTGAGAATGACTACAACATAAGATGTGCGGATCTTCGCTTCTCCGATTTCCGTCATTATTTCAATGATGCCCTTATCAAGCTCGTCCTCAATGTTGATAATCGCATCAACAGTGAGTCTAGCTTTATAGGTTTCATTCCCCAGTGTTATTTGGGTCTCCCCCCTCATCGGGTTGGTCATCGTTTTCCTCCTGTGCTATCTGCACGTTTTTAAAGTCGGCATCTGCCAACGTAAGATATATAACATCATCTCGCTCATCTACACGCCAATCTTCTACCGCATAGCTTGCCCCATTTACGGTGACGCTTGTGGGATCTTCACCGATGGCGTTTGGGCAAGTGACTTCGTTGCCCCTTGCCATCCCATCAATCCCTTCAATCTCAACCACTATCCAAGACATTTAAAGCCCCCTTTACGCCGCCGCGAATGTAACCGCGCCGCCACTTTCAAAAGTAACATCGTAAGTAGCTTCGCCATTGTATTCGCCAGCATAGCTCAGAGTCGTTATTTGAAAGTTGCCTGAGTAAGTTCCAAGGTCGGGGATTACGAAAGAACAAGCTAATAATGCCGCGCCTCCAAAAGCAGTTCTCAAAGCAACTTCAGAAGCCGCGTCCGTGAATACGCCTGATCCGGCTATCGTCACGCTTTGAACGCCCGCCGCTGGAAGCAATATCCTTTGGTTTGAGCTATCTTTGTTAGTTACGTCAACGGTTTCTTCGTTCAAGGTTATGGTGCTTGAACGTAAACCGCCAACTGTTACTTGCGAGCCTGACACGTTGATCTTGACCAGAACCGCGCTACCTTTTTGTGCCGCCATTGTTTTCTCCTAAATTAAGAGGTTCCTAAAATTATAGCGCGGAATCTCATGATTCCGTGTCTGGTGATCCCGTCTGGATCGCGCATTACATCTGAAAATTCAAATCTACAGTTGACAAGATTGAAACCTGTCACTGTTAGACTTGAATCATGCAATAAACTGTGAATCCTGTCCATTATATTCTTTGTTTCGGCTGAACCAAACTGTCTTGACCACACATGAATAACCAAGGTTGTATCGCTTCCGGCCAAGTCTTTGGTGCTAAAATCTACGACATTATCATCGCCTATTTGCACCACTGGATAGTTTGTGCCGCTAGGCACTTCGTCTTGTACTGTAGCCCCTAAAGTTGAGGTCAAGTTATTGTCGGTGCTTAAAGCCGTGAATATAGCGGTTTGAAGTGCTGTTTGTCCTACGCTCACAATAACCCTTCTCTCATAAATATCTTTCTTATCTTGTTTTGAGACTTTCTCAATGCTGGTTGCAAAAATGGCCTTGCCGCCATCGTAGTTGTGCCAAATTCAAGAGCGGCAGAATAAGGGGCTGAAGAAATTACTTTTCCCACTTTATTAGAAACCTCTTGCGTGATTTGGCTGACCAAGAATCCTGTATCGCTTGCGGGTGCCTCACCAGCCGAACTAGCTATGTGTTCTCTTCGTGGTTGATATTTTTGGTAAGTTATTCCAGATTTATTGCCTGATACGATGGATTTCACTGCTTCATCTATTACTTCGTTGCAAGCAAGAAAAAGTGCGCGGTTTATTTTTTTGGTTGCTTTAGAGCCAAAGCGTTCAACGATACGAACTCCAACTTGTTTAGCATTGTCCGTCATGCCGCCACGCCCCTTTCTCCGCGAATCACGATGTATCTGTTTCGCTCGTCCAGATTAATGCTTGAAATAATATTATATACCTTTGAGTTGTATAATATTCTTTTCGTTGGGTCTACTGTCTTATCGCTTCTGTACCGAATGACAAAATCAAAAATGATTGTTTCCGTAAGCTGGCCCTGAAGGAAGGGATCTTGGCCGCGCAATGGTTTGACATAGGCCATAGCTGTAAAGTCCGTTGAATAGGCTTTGGTGAACCCTCCGGCCCCATCTGCTGTCCTTGCTTCAACCTGTATTGTAATAAGCTCTCTCATTGAGCCTATCCCATAATCTACAGCCATAATTTACCCCAAAGCTGAGAATTTAGATCCTGCCAAACCGTCCAACACTTTAAATCTTGCGTATAACTGCTTGACCATTGGCGGCACGTTTATCGTTTCTTGGTAATTCTTCATATCTCCCCTTTGGTCATACATATAAGCGATGTGCATCAACATACCAACCTTTATATCTTGGGGAACTGCCGCCGCCGCACCATATCCCGCGACATACTTTATTTCAACGGCGTTTGCAACTCTAAGAGCCGTCGGGAAGGTCTCACCAGTTCTTAAAACGATTCTTGCGGGTTCCCTCACCTTATCCAAATAATATTTTGAAGCGGCAAAAGTCGTTGCATTGTCGCTGTCATCATAAGTCTTTATGTGGGTTACTGATTGAACTGGCGGGCTGGGGAGAACTATGTAATTTTTATAAAAATTTATATCTGGCTTGTCATAAATCCCTTCGTAAATGGGATCATTAACGTCATTAACGTCATCAAGGAAAAGTGTAAGCGTTTGTGTAAGGACGCTCCGGCCTGTGTAGCTTTCAAAAAATCTTCTTGCCGCTACCCTTAAAAGCTGAAGCGTTGCAAGTTCGTTAACATCATCAACCCTTAGATAATTTCGTATTTCCGCTTCTGTTAGCGTTTCTCCTGTCGGGGCGGTGGTAATTTCCAAACCAGACATTTTGCCTCCTAGCTAAAAATTTGTGTCCCCTTTGGAACCATCTTTGGAACGCAATACGATGTCACGTTCTGCTGTCTATAGTATGGCCTGTCAGTTGGTGACCATTTCCCTTGCTCTATTGCTGAACTAAAGATATTACAGCGATAGATTGACCGAAATAACATCCTATTATCCGACACAATTTCATTATCCACAACCACAACGAGCAAAAATGCCATCAACATTTGAATCTTCCGCACTTCCTCATATTACGCTGACGTTCTTTGGCCTGTTCTAACCGTTGTTTGGCCGAATCAATTTTCCGTTCCATGACGGCATCATAAACGTACCAACTCGCCCAACCCACAAAAGCTATAGAACAAATGATATAAAGGACAGCAAGACGCTCTTTCATTTTCCGTTGTCGTTCTTTACGTTTCTTGTGGATGTCTTTTAGATATTGCTGATGTGAGCGTTCACTCTCCTTTCGTATGCGCTCCGCGTCCTTCCATACGCTAGACATCCCAAGCATCATAAGGTGATCTTTTATTTTGGTCTCTACAGCCTTGATTTCTCTACGTTTAATAGAGAGATCCATCGCTTCTTTCGGGG